CCAGCGCTGCCGGCGTTTTCCTCTTCGACCTGATCCTCGGCAGGAGTAAAGTCCATGGCCTCCTCGATGGCGGCCACCCGAGCATCGAGGTCGGTCACCGACTGGGTGAGCGCATCCATTTGCGCCTGCTCCTCGGGAGTCAGCGCGCGGATTTGCTCAACCAGCGCAGCGCGCTCCTCGGTCAGTTTCTTGAGCTCTTCAATTCGGTTCATTTGATTTCCTCTGAGTGATTGAAAACCTAATTCCTTGGCAGCACGATGACCGTGCGATGCAAGCCACCGCGCACGCCTTTGTTCAAAGTCCATCTGCCGCAGGCCGCGCAAAGCGACAGTGGTGTCCGGGTAGGCCGGGATGCTGACCACGCTGACCTCGTGGAGGTCGATGCTGTGCAGCGTCCTAACGGCGTTGCCTTCCTCGTCCTTCTCCCAGGTGTCGCCACCCGGCGGGACCATGAAGCCGAAACTCATCTGGTTCACCACGCCGCTGCGCACCAGTTGGCGCAGGTCGTCGGCGTAGCTGACGCCTTCCGGCAGCTCGATCTCCACCCGCAGGCCGCGCTTGTCGCTGGCCAGCTTGAGCGTGCCGTTTGTGGTGCGTGCCAGCGGCTGGCTGGTGTTGTGGTCCCAAAGCGCTCGGATGTCGGCGTTCTTTTCCAGCGATGCGTCAAAAGCGCCTGGGTGAATGCGCTCCTTGAAGCCGCCGAGGTCTTCGCTGGTGGCAGGCGCATAGACCGCGGCGTAGCCGACCAGCTTGCCGCCGTCTTGCTCCAGGCTGCTAGTTCTTTTTTCGAGTTGCATTACTGCCTCCTCGTTTGCGTGTGGGTGTGTCCCCGGCGCCGGCAGGGGTGGAGTCTGCGCTGGGCGAAGGCGCGGGGGCCAGCGCCGGGGTGGCTGATGGCGCAGACGGACCCGCCGGCGCATCCAGTGGCTGCATGTTGAGCGGCTGCAGGAATACATCACCACCTTCGATAGGTGGCAGGTTTTCCCGCTCCCGTATTTCATTGGTGGAGTAGATACCCCAGTTTTTGCCGAGTGCGTAGACCTCAAAGCGTGTTTTCACATCCGCACGCAGCAGGCCTTCGATGAGGTGCTCGAAGTAGTACTCGCGCTTTTCCACGGTGTTCAGCAGCTTGATGCTGAGCTCCTGCTCAAACCGAATCAGCCACGGCCTGAGCGTCTCGGTGTAAAACGCTTGGTTTTCCGCCTCGATGCTGCTGTAGGTCTGGCCGGTGTTGTCCCGCAGCTTGGAGCTCGGCACATTGAACCAGCGAGCCACCTCGGCCACCTGGAACTGCCGAGTCTGCAAAAATTGCGCATCATCCGGCGGCACGCCAAGCGCCTGCCACTTCATTCCCTCTTCGAGAATGGCGATGCGGTGCGCATTATCGAGGCCGGAGTGCAGCCGCTCGTAGTCGGCACGCAGGCGCTGCCGTGCGTCATCGCTTAGCCTGCCTGGGTGCTCCAGCACACCAGATGGCCTTGCGCCGGTGCCGAACAGCTTGGCACCGAACTGCTGCGCCGCAATGGTCAGGCCGAGGCTTTCCCGTGCGGTGCGAATGACGCTGTAACCCATGACGCCATCGCCACCGAGACCACGCAAATGGATGACATTCGCACCCGGTAGCGTGACATGGCCGCCTTTGGGTTGGGTGACCTTGTAATAGATGTTGCCATCGATCTCGCGGTACGGCTCAACCCGCTCGGGTGCCAGCAACCACAGCGCCACCGGCATGCCGTCACTGGCTCGGCGCTCGATCTCTGCGTAGCCGTTGCCATAGGTCAGCGCATGCGCAAATAGCGCTTCACGCCACACCAGCGACCCGATGCCTGGGCACGGCTCGTCATGCAGGAGGTTGTAGAGCGGATGGTCGGTGGCTCGCTCGCGGGTGCCACTATCCCGGCGGTAGGTGATGAGCGGCAGGCTGGCGGCGCCTTCGGAGATCACCCGCACCGCAGCCCACACCGTGGCGCAGGTGAGAGCGGTGGATTCGTCCACACGCACACCTGCCTCGGTGATGCGTCCGCCGAGCAGGTCGATCAGCGCCGGATCCCGCAGGCTGCTGCCCATGGTCTTGTGGCGGGAGCCGAACCATCGCGTGATGAAATTGGCCATTCCTCAATTGTGAGTGAGTGGCTACACGATCAGCGCCAGACGCAGATACCCCACTGGTGATAGATGGCACCCAGCCGGTCCACCTCATGCCAGGAGCGCATCCATGTGCGCTTGCCAGAACGGCACGGTCCCTCAGTGCTGCACTGGTAGTGCACGGTAGATGCCTGCACACCAGCCACCACCACATAGTGACCGATGCCATGCGCCGGCGTGGTCAGGCAGATGACCGGCCTGCTGATGGTGGTGAACTGCTCAAGGTCGGTCCACGCCATGCTGCCGGCCAGCACATGGCAGCCGATGCTGCGAAAAAACGCCTCGATGGCGCGTGGGTCGGTGCCGTCGATGCTGTTGCAGTTGAGGATGCCGAATTGATGCGGCTTTGGCCGGCGGCGCAAATGCCGCAGCACCACCTGCACGGCGACCAGTCCGCAGTCATGTTCGCCAGACTGCCGCAGGTCCGCCAGGCTAATCACAGCATGCCCAACCCACGGGATTCATAGACGCTGCTGCCAGTCACCTCGCCAAGCTGCGCACGCGCCACGGCCATGATGCCGGCGATGCACAGGTCAATCTTCTCGGTGCTCTTGCTCTTACTCGGCTTGATGTTTCCAGCGCTGTCGCTCTCGATCACCGCATTCCCCCAGCACCAGCGCTGCACCGGGTGACCATCGTGCCACAGCCGGCCTTGCAGGATGAGCGACTCGGTGGCCTTGGCTGCAGGCGACATGCTGGCATAGCCTTGGCCAAACGCCACCACGGTCAGGCCTTCCTGCTGCAGCTCTTGCGCCAGTTGCGCCGCATTCCAGCGGTCGATGGCGATCTCTCGAATGCGGTACTCGCTGGCAAGCGCCAGAATGCGCGCCTTGATCTCGGCGTAGTCGATCACTTCGCCATCGATCAGATTCAGGTAACCCTTGGCGGCCCACTGGTCGTAACGCTGCTTGTTGCGGCGCTCTCGTTCCTTGACTGCGCCGGTTGGCGCCCAGGCATACGGCTTGAGAATAATCTTGTCGTCGTAGGGGAATGCCAGCACCAAGGCGCTCAAGTCTTGCGTGCTGCTGAGATCGAGGCCGGCCCAGCAGGCTCGGCCTTTCAGGTCAGGCAGCGGCGCAGCGCAGGCGTCGAAGCGCTCCATATTCAGCCACCGGGTGCTGCTTTCCGTCCACTGGTTCAGGTGCAGCCGGCGAAAACTCTGCTCCTCAGCAGGCGATGCCAAGGCCTCGTTGACCTTTTGGCGGAAATAGTCGGCCTTTACACTCACTCCGTAACCGGGGTTGGCTGCTTTCCAAGTGCTTTCGAGTCGCCAGTCGGCATCCGGCGGTGCCTCGTAGATCACCGGCAGCATCGTCTCGTCGAGCTCTTGGCCAGACTTGCGCGCCTCGGCCACGGCTTTGCCACGGTTGTAGATTTCAAACCACAGGCTTTCCCGGTCGAAGCCGGCGGTGCTGATCATGATGACTGCCGGTTGGCGGCGTGCCAGCACTGAGGTCGTCAGCGCCTCATACAGCTCACGATCTGGCCAGACATGCACCTCGTCCGCGATGATCGAGGACGCATTCAACCCATGCTGAAGCCGGCCATCGGCGGCCACACATCGGAGAAACCCGCCGCTTTTCTTGACGATCTCCTTGCGCAGCACCGTGCACCGGCTGGCCAGCGCCGGACAGCTCTGGACCATGGCCGCGGCGGTATCAAAGACGATAGATGCCTGGTCACGGCTGCCGGCGGCGCAGATCACTTCCGGGTACTGCTCGCCATCGGCAAACAGGTGATAGAGGCCGAGCATGGCCGCCAGCGTGGATTTGCCTTGTTTGCGTGCCAGAGCGATAGGCATGGCACGGTACTGCCGCAGACCATCGGGTCGCAGCGTACCGTAGAACGGCTTGATGATGTCCCGCCACTGCCAGTCGGCCAGGATGAACGGCATCCCGGCGTGCTCGCCTTTGATGTGCTTCAGCGAGGCGGAGAACAACGCGACACGCTTGGCCGCCTCCAGGCTCAGCCGAGAATCTTGAGCAGCGCCGCCGGCGTCTCGTCGCCGCCGACCGCCTCGGACTGGCTTTCCGCCGGCAGGCGGGTCGTGCCTCGGGTTCTCGGACTCAGGTACAGGCCGCACAGGCAGTCCCTCAGCCGGCTCTCGCACCTTCCCAGCTCGGCGTAGATCGGGTGCATCACCACGCCGCCTGCCGCGTTCCTGACCGTGCTGCTTTCGAGCTCGTCCAGTTCCGACTGCAGCCGCTCGCACCTGGCGGTTAGCCGCGCTGCCAGCTTGACGCTCAGCAGATCCGACCGACCGCCCACGCCCAGTGCGGCCATCGCTCCTATCAGCCATTTGTAATGCCTCTGCTCGTCCGCTTTCAGTCCCGGCGCTTTCGCTGGCAGCGGTCCACCCGGACGCATCCAGCCGCTTCGGTCCTGTGTTTTTCTTCCTCTACCCATTGCTATCACCTACTACGCCAAGCCTATCGTAAATGGCGGACCAAATTCCCGTTGCGGTTCACCAACGGTCTTCCGGCCACCCCGGCAGCTTGCCGCACCCCCCTAGGTGCTAGCACCGCCTAGCCTGTCATGTTGGCAGCGCTCGCATGGTCAGGCTAAAGTTGTTGCTCTTCACGGCCTTCTGCTTGTGACCGACCAGCTCCAGCCACCATCCGCCGATAGGTCGAGCCGCTCGACCCTGCTGCACATGCCAGCCATCGAGGCTCTCGTCCTTCCAGGTGGAGCACCGTAGGAATAGCTGCGGTCGCTGCTCGATCTTCCCGCGAGCGGTCACCGTGGTGATGATGTTCTCGTCGCAGTTGCGCCTGTGTATGTGGCCATAGACTCCGACATCGAAATCGCCATACATAGATCTAGTTCTATTATGGTCTATAAAACCTCTCGAAACTTCTGCCGCACCGCCACTGCCATGGTGATAGTGGATCTTCAGGGTGGTTGATTGGTTTTGCATCTGCCGCAGCCTAGCCTGCGCCACAACAAAACCCCAGTAAGTACCACATACCACAGGTGAGCCATCCCGCCTAAGCGCACCGACCAGTTGTTGGCACAGGTCTACCTGGTGTCGCTTGAGGATGCTGGTCTCGTGGTTGCCATAGGAGATCATGGCCAAGCTGCCGGCGTATGGTTTGAACCACTCGACAGCCGTGCTCACCAGACTGTCAAGGTAGCTGCCGGTGTGGTGCTCTTCGCGCAGCGCTGACCGGGATGACCGAGGATCCCATTTCCCTTGCATTGCGCAGAAGGTATCGCCAAACAGGAACACCGGCGAACCTTCGGCCTTGGCTTCATCCAGCGTAGCCTTGAGCAAATCGAGCCGGCAGTGCGCATTGTCCCAGTGCAGGTCAGCGAGAAACAGAAACCGGCGGACAGTTCCGCACCCGTCGAAGTCAGTCTCCAAACGCCAGGCGTTGGTATCGGACTGGGTGATCTTCCACCAGTTTTCAGCCATCAGGTGAACACCGTGGTGACAACGGAAAAGCTGCTTTCATCAGCAGCCGAATAGGCGCCAGTGCCTGCCCAGTTGAAGTAGTGCACGCCGCTGACCGTTACGGCGAAGTCGTAATAGTAGACGCCGGTGGATTCTCTTGTGATGGTGCCTGGGTA